ATGCTCACGTGTGAATGGTCGGCGCGCTTCGTCGAGGCGGCAGAGTCGGCAGGGCATGCGGTGCGCTGGCATTACCGGCGCGAGGTATGCCGGCACCTGGACGTAGTCGGGGCGAACAAAGACGCCCAGGTCCGCGCCCGGTGCATCGAGCTGCACGGCGGCGACCGGAAGGCCGCGCAGGGTACAAAGAGAGAGCCGGGACCATTACACGGAGTTTCGGGACACTCGTGGCAGGCTTTGGGCCTCGCCCTTTTGGTCGCGGACATCTAGAATGAGGGCACCACTCGCGACCTTTCTTGCAGGTCAGGTCCGAGTGCGGAGGAAAGGTGGTTCCCCTATGCCCGAGAAGAAGTGTACATCCTGCCTGCGCAAGCTGCCCGCGAGCCTGTTTCACCGCATGCGACTGAAAAGCGGGGCGTGGGGCCTGCAGTACCAGTGCAAAGACTGTCAGCGCGCGCGAAAGGGCTCTCCAAAGCAACTGCCGTGGGTGACGCGTTTTTGGCGGTCTGTTGACCGCTCAGGCGATTGCTGGTTGTGGATGGGCGCACTTAACAGCGCTGGCTACGGGGTGCTCGGCAAAGAGCGGGCACACCGGCTGGCGTACCTAATCAGCACAGGCGTCGCGCCAGCCGACCAGTGCGTTCTTCACTCCTGCGACCAGCCGCGCTGTGTGCGGCCCAGTCACTTGAGCCTTGGAGACAGGGCTCGCAACTCGGCCGAGATGGTGCAACGGGGCCGCAGTCTGAAGGGCTCAAGACAGCCTAACTCGCGCCTTACTGAGGCTCAGGCATTGGCAATACTTGTGTCGCCACTGTCTAGCCGAGAGCTGGCCAAGGTGTTCCCGGTCAGTGCGCGAACTATTCGCAAGATTCGTCAAGGAACACGATGGGCTCACCTCGACGCACCTAGCGCTGCTCGTCGCTGACGTCTAGCGCCGCCGCGACCGGCAGGCGCGACACCATGATTGGTTGCGAATGACGTCTTCGCCGCTCGGCCCTTGCCCTGCCATGCGTCGCAGGCCGAACGCGTCGATAGGCTTCTCATCGTCGCACCGGGGACACCTCCGGTACGCAATGCCGTCGACGGTCTTGTGAGACTGAATCAGGGTTAATGTGCGCATCACCTCTCCCGGTTTCGCTGGTACTCGCCCACGTCGAGGATTCGCTCGAGCACGTAAATACGCGCCCGGTCGTCGCGCTGCTTGTCGGCAAGGTCCGCAATCGTCGGCGGCTTGCTTGCGGCGTTCTCGACTTCTCCGCGCAGCGCGCTGACCTGGGCCTCGCATAGCTCGCCGGCTCGTAGCTCAATGCGAGCATCTACAGCCCTTGCTATCGCCGTCTGGTCGTCGTGAACCATCCCGGCAACCCATCGGTCGGCCTGCGTGGTCAAAGCCGCGACACAGGCCAGCAGGGCCGTTGCCGTCGTCTTGTCGACCTTAGCGAGCAGCCCGACAGGCCCAGGCGCTCGATGCTGCCGGATAGCCTGCTCAGCGGCATCGGTCGCAATCGTCAGGGTGTCGTCGGGCATGGTCGGCCTGCTGGCCTGCGTCTTAGCGCGTCGCCGCTGCGACTGCGGCCTCGATGCCCGACTCGAGCAGCGCACGCACCAGGGCGAGAATCTGCCGGTCGCACTTGCACCCGGTCGCCTCCTCGGCGGCGTCCGCGACCATGCCGACGGCAGCGCCGGCCGCACCCTTGCCCGCGTCGAGCAAGGCGCGCTCGTCCTGCGACAGCTCGCGCGCGTCGTCGTCGTCCTCGACCGGGTCGGGCTGAATGTGCGGCGCCATCGTCCGCGCGAGCTCCTGCGGCATGCCCGAAGCCTTAAGCCTGCGCATACCCTCGGCCCGCGCAATCGCGAAACGGCGACGGCCGGCAAGGTGCGGCGCCTTGTCAGCGGCGAACTCGACGACCTCGGCAGCCGTGCGGGCGATGACCTTTCGCTCAGTCTTGGGGAGGCGCATCGGTCTTACTCTCCTTCTGTCCGTCGACGTAGGACTGCCCAAACAGGTACGAGCCGATGATAGCGGCGCTCGCCTGGTAGGCCGTCTCGGCGTCAATCTCGCCCGTGATGGCCTGAAACACATAGGGCGCCAGCGCGCCGAGCAGGGCAAGCCAAAACTTGCGGCTGCGTAGCTTTTCCATCTAGTCACCTCCCGCCATAGCATCGCGCACGCGCTGCCGAATGGCGTCCAGGTCTACGAGCCCGCCAGGGCACTCCGTTGCGGCGCCTTCTAGCTCCCGGTGCCCGACGATGTCGTCAGGGCCCAGGCGCAGCGTCAGGCAAAACGCGACGAGCCAGCCGTGCAAGAGGTCAAGCGCAGCCTCGCTGGGCGGCTCGACGCTGTGATTGCCGACGAGGCACACGCCCATCGTATGCGAATTGTGCCCCTTGGCGTGCGCTCCGCGCTCCCAAGGTTCCCATCGGTCGTCAAGGTTATGCGCGCGGCCGATATGCATCTGCGGCCCGACCGGGCTGTCGGGCGCGTCAGTGAGTAACCAGTGATACCCGATGTCGCGCCAACCCTTCTCGACGTGCCATCGCTTGATGTCCTCGACCGTCGTCGTCCTAGGCGCCGCTGCATGGTGCAGCACGATTTTAGTTACGCGCGCCTCGGTCATTTGCCCGGCTCCGGCTCCGACTCTTGCGCCGCGTCGTCGTCGGCCTCGGCCTGTACTGCGTCGCCCAGGATGGCACCGCGCAGCTCGGCAGCACTGACGCCCGCTAGGCCCATCGCGACGATAATAATCGCGTATTGGACGAGCTTCTGCCCGGCGACCTCGCTGACCACGTCAGGCCATGACCGCGCCGATATTGGCGCAGGCCGCTCGACGGTCACAATTCGCCGCAGTTCGTCGAGCCTCGCGTCGACCTCGGCGCGCAGGTTGGCAACGCTTCGCGTCGTCGCGTCGACGTCAGCCCGCAGGCTGCGCGTCTCGGCTAGCGTCTCGCGTACAAGGCCGATGAGCTCGTCAGACATAGCGCTATGACAGCCACTCGCGGCAGATGACCAGCGCTGCTGCCTTTTGGTCGGCGGTCGGCTCCGGGCCGTCTGGATGGGGCGCAATGACCCAGCCCGCGTCAGGGTCGGACACGTGCACATCAACACCGTCGACGACGACCACGCCGCCCGACGCCGGGTCGATGTCCCAGCCCCCGCACCGTGCCATTGCTTCATCAAAAGTCATCACAGCCCCGAAATCTTGCCGCAGCGCCAGCCCTGGACTGTCTGCGTAAACTGGCCGGGCGTTGCGGTGTTATGCCAAGCGCAGAACCCCCAAGACGCGTTGCCCGGCGTCCACTTTGTGGCGGTCAGATTTCTAAAAGCGGTGGTAGCTGGCTGGAGCTCGTAGCCGATTGTCAGGCTGTCCAGCGGGGTAAACGTGTCTGGGTCGGGCCACGAGCCGGGCCAAGCGACCATGCGCCACCGGACCATCCCCCACTGACCCAAGATAATCTCCATCAAGATGTCAGAAGGTACGGTAATTGAGTTCTGGAGATAGGCAGTCGTGCCGTTGTTGATGTACTGAAAAGTACCGTTATACGTGCCGTACCAAATCTGCTCGTAGTCGGACGGGGTCAGATTCTCCGCGATAACGATGCCTGCGCCCTCAGGGCTTGCGGTCGTCCCGTTTAGCCTCGCCTGAAAGAAAAGGCGCTCAGAGTATTGGTCCCACGAGCCGCCGACGCTGGCCTGAATATCTGCCAACAGCATGGTCGCCGGGTACGTGTTGTTATACGGCAGACTTCTCCAGCCGTCCGTCGTCCGCATCACAAGCCCGGTGGACCCGTCAAGCTCAACGACATCGGTGCCCCCGTCGTTGTGCGACGACATCGAGACACCGTTAACCGTGCTCGGGTCTGTCGTCTTCCAGTCGGCCGTGGGGAGCGCCGCCGCGTCGGTGCAATCCCACGTCACAGTGAAAGTCGATGCAGCAGCAGCCGCCGGCTTGAGGTTGAGGAAGCCAGACACGCTAATTCGCAATCATGTGAATGTCGACGGTGCCCGATGCCGCTTTGAAGCGGAACGAGTAATCCTTCGCGTCGTTGACCACGAGCGCGAACGGGTTGCTGTCCGCTGCGACGTCGAGCTCAACGACGCTGCTGCTGCCGCCCTGCCCGCTGATGTTCATCTCGACCGTGTAGGCGGCGCCGGTCTCTTCCCAAAACACGACCTCGCTATCAGCGTGCATCACGTAGCTGTCGACGTAGCTAGTACCCAGGGACGCCGCCTCGTACGAGCCGGCAACGTTTACAGTGGCCATCCGTCAGCCCTCCAATGTGCGCGCAGTCTACAGCCGTCAAGGCGCTGCGGCATTAGTTAAGCGAGCGCAAACCCAATCGCACAAACTCGCCTTCGTCGACCGGAGTCGACGTAATGAAAAACAAGCGCTCGCTGATGTGCAGCTCGGCGTCCGTGACCTCGACCACGTCGCCCCGACGTAGGTGCGCGCCGATGTACTCCGGCACGACGTACTGGGCGAGCACGTGACGCGGTGTCAGCTCGGCGACATAGTTGCGCACGATGCGCGCCGCCGTGACCGGGTCGTATACGTAGGCGCTCGACGACTCCCAGGGCTGCGCCCCGTAAAGCGTGCGCGACTCTGAGCAGATGCGCGAAAAGGTGCCCTCGGCGAGCCGGTCGCCCGTGACGACCTCGCGCCGCGTCGGCTTGCGCCCGTTGGCGTCGAGCGCGTAGTCGAAGCGAAACTCGTTGCGGATAGCAGCGCGCGGTCCGTACTCCACGCGGCCGGAGCGCTCGGCGTTGTCGCCCTCGACGAGCTGCGCGACCGCGTCGCCTGCCTTCGCGCCCCACCGCCACAACACGAATTCGACGCCCTGCGGGCCGTCGTACAAGCTGACCGGCAAAATCGGAAACACGTGCGTTCGCAGCCAGGCGACGAGGTCGACCCGCTCATTAGGCGCCGCCATGATGTAGCCGGCGAGCTTGTACGCGTTGAGCGCTGGCGCAATGGCTTGCAGGCTGCCGCGATTGACCGGCACATCGGTCTGGTCGTATGCCCAGGCGATAACGTCGCCGGCGCCCTCGAGCAGCGCGCCCCGGTACTCGAGCCCGCCCTGCCCGTTAATGCGGGCGAAGTAAGAGCCGCTGACGGACACGCCGAGCGTCGATGCGCTGTCGATATCGACCGTTGCGACCGTGCGCCCGGTGCCGTCGTCGACGCTGGCGACGTTAAAGGCCTCCTCGCTGTCATCCTGCGTGTTGATGACCTCGACGGCAGCCTCGGCGACCTCGTGCCCGGCAATGAGCAGGCGCCGCGCGCTGCCGTTTGCCCGGCTGGCAAACGTGTGCGAGCTGTCGCTGCCCGTGTCGCTCGACGTGTCAGCGCCGAGCAGCGTGCCCGCCGTGTTTGCTGCGTTCGTTCCGCTCGACCAAAGGAATCTAAACGTGCCGCCCGATGCGCTGGCGATAGTCCAAAGGCCCGTGCCGGCCTCGATGGTCGCCGTGTATGTGTCGGTGCCTGCGCTGTCCATTTCGGCGACGACCTCGGCGGCGAGCTCGGCCGGGCTGTAACTGCCGACGCCCAGGGTCGCAGTGACCTCGCCGACGCCCTCGTTGAAGTCGATGTACCGATTCGACGTCGTTACCTTGAGCACGGTTTCGACGACGAGCGCAGGAGCGCCCCACGCGCCTGTCGCATTGTCGCCCGGCTTGCCGATAACCCACGGGTAGAACTGCTCGACGCTGCTGCCGTACATGCCCGACCACGTCGCCGGGGACACGCGCGCGTCAAGCGGAGGGAAACGCTGCGCATTCTCGCGTCGAGTGTCGAGCAGCGACAGCGAAACCGGCTCGTGCGCTGCGCCCCAAAGCGGGTCGAGCACTTGGCCGTCGAGCAGCAGCACACGCTTGCTCGTGCCCTCAAGCCACACGTAGAGCTTGCAAAATGCTGCGCCCAGGTCGTGCCCCTGGGAAATGCGCAGCGGCACGTCGGCAACGCCGTCGAAGTGAATGACGGCCGGCACGGTCAACGCTGGCGCGTCGGCATTGCGCACGGCGACCTCTAGCGGCACGTCCTCTACCTCGAGCGCCCCGCTGTATCGCGTTTCGCTGCCGTCGTCGTCAACGAATACCGCGTCGTCGGTGCCTAGGTGGTAGACGTAGCCGCCCCAGTCGAGGTCAAGCAGAAACCGACGCGCGCGGCCTCGATGGTCGGACGGCAGGAACACCGGTTAGACCTCCTCAAGACGCATGACGTTGAGCCGGTCAAGCGGCGTGTCGACCTCGTCGCCGAGCACGTTGTCGCGGTGCGGGTTTGTCGTGATGCGTACCAGGGCGAAAGCCTCGCGCCGCGTCAGTTGTTGCGTTGCCTGCCCCGACTCGACGTGGCGCAAGTACAACGCCGGCCTGCCCTCGAGCTCTTCGACGACGCCCTCGACGACCGAGAGCGTGTCGTGTGGCGTAGCTCCCGGCTCGCTGGCGCCTGGGACGATGTAGTTTGGCAACTCGCTGGTCTGGTCGAGGTATGCGCGCGAGGCATCGACAGCCGTCGACACCCACGCGACCTCGTAGACGCGCCGCACCTTGCCCAGCTTTGTGCGACGACGGCGACCGGAGCGCAGCGCCGTGTCGGTGTATTGCCGCTCTTTGCGCACGGCCCAGCCTCGGTCGTACTGATGACCAAAGGCGACGACCGGGCCGAGCACGAATTTGCCCCGAAACGCGCCGTCGGCGGTCGACTGCGCCGGCACCCGGATTCGGTATAGCTCGTAGGTGTCGGTCCGGTCATGCACGACCACGCCATAGTCGCGAGCCCATAGCGTCGCCGTGCCGCTTGCCGGCTCTGTACCGTCAAAGCCGTCGATGGTCAGCACCGGCTTGTGCGCCGTGCCGTTGGTCCACGTGCCTTCAGTGTTCGCTGTCAGCTTGCGGAGCTTGCTGCTGCCCAGGTCGACCGTGTCGCCGACGTGCGCGCCCCGAAAGATGTAGTTCTCGACGGTAAACGAGCCGGAGCCGGGATAAACCTTGCTACCGCTGCGCGCGTAGGTCAGGCCCGTGAAGCCTGCCGATGCGTCGCCCTCGCCGAGCTGCTGCCACGTCGCCCCGTCGTAGCCCTCGAGGTAGAACGTCTTGAAGTTCGCGCCGAGCGCGAAGCACGCAAGCGTGCGGCTCGTCATGTAGGACGTCGACCCGTGCGCCTCAAGGTTGAACACGAACTTGGCTTCAGTTTCGCCGGTCGCGCGCCAATTCGCTTCGGGCTGCGGCTCGTCGTACACGAGCAGGTTGTCGACCGGGTACTCGTAATCCGCTTCTACCTGCCACGTATCGCCGCGACACGCTGCACCACTGACGCCGCGCACCTTGAGCCCATCCGTTACCGACTCGAACTCGCCGCCGAGCTCTCGCTGCCTAAGGTCGTCGGGGTTGCTCCATGCTGCGCCGAGCGGGTCGTCGCTAATCGGTCCCCAGCGCAGCGCGCAATGGTTGTATCCGACAAACGACCACCTCGACGAGCCCGCAAAGGCGCCACGGTGCCCCCACTCGATAAGGTTGGTGTTGCCGGGGTTGGTGCCGCTGTCGTCCTGTAGCTGGGTCGTGCTGCCGATGCCCTCGGCCCACGCGCGCGTGTGCCCTGGCACCGCGTACCACGTCTTGACGTTGCCGTGCATGTCGACCGCGACCCGAATGCGCGTCTTCACTGTCAGGTCGACCGACTGCTCGATAGCGTTGATGGCTGCCCCGGCGACCGTGTCGTACAGCCGGTATCCGCCGGAGTCCATGCGCAGCTCGAGCTCGTACACAAACGACGCCGTCGCCCCGTTGGAGTCGGAGAATCGCGCCGCTAGCGATATCTGGTCGGTGAGGTTGTTTCCGGTCGCGGCGTCAATCTCGACCTCGACCTCGTAGACAGCCGCGCGCGGGCCGTCGCCGAGCGGGCCGTCGTTGCCGCCAGCGCTGGTAAACGCTCGCTCGTAGTAAAGCGTCTGACCGGCTGCCGTCGTGATGTCCCATTGCGCCGTGCTGATGGAGCCGGTGCCCGCGCCCGTCGCAGTCCAGCCCATCGAGGTTGGCGCCCCGATGACGAGGTAGGCGCCCGCGTCGATGCCGCGCGTCCGGTCCCAGCCGATGTATGAATCGAAGGCGTAGGTCTCGGCGTCAAACGTGCCGGTCGCCTCGTTGCCGCTGGGCATCGTGTGCCGGCTATGACCTCCTAGGTACAACGCCGCCGTCGAGTAGGGGTCGTGCGTGTCGCTCGTACTGGACCAGCGAGTAACAAGCACAACCTTGCCCTCAGTCTCGGCGACTCCCCACGTGTGCAGGTAGCCACCGGTCGAGTGCCCGCCCGTAGTCGTCGCCCATGCGCCGTGCATTTGCTGCCAGGTCGCGCCAGCGTCGTCGGAGAAGTAGACGGCGAGCTGCGGCACGCTCGAGCTTTGGTCCATGTACGCGAGCACGCGCGGACCGCTGACGAGCATGGCGAAGCCGCGCGCCGTGATGGTGCCGCTTGAAATGCCAAGGCCGGCAGGGCTGACGAAAGCCAGCGTCGAGCCGTCGTAGGACGCCGACGACAGCCGGGCCACGTAGGTCTGCGACGTCGAGCCGTTGTCGTCGCACATGCCGAAAACGAACCCGCCACCGGGCAGCGCGACCACGTCAACCCGCGTCGCGTCGTAAGTCGTCGCCGCCCTGTAGTCAGCTTGCACGAGCTCAAAGCTGGCGCCGCCGTCGTAACTGACGTACTGCGCGAGGTTGGGGTTGGTGCCGCTGTCCTCGTAATGCACAAACAGCACGACATCGCCGCTGACGAGGTCGACGGCTGCGCTCATCTCGGCAATGTTGTCGGTCGGTAGCCGTGTCGCGAGCGCGTTGTATGCGCAGGCCGACCACGTCGCCCCGTCGTCGCTGCTCGTGTAGACGTCGACGTTATCGCCGCTCGGACTGCCCATGATAAGCACGACGACGTCATCGGCGCGTTGTACCAGGGCCGGCCCGTACTGCTCGTAGACGTTGCCGTCCGCGTCCTTGACGCGGTCGGGCGTAAAGTTCGCATCCGACCACGTGCCGGCGCTCGGCGAGTACGTGCCGAGCTTGAGCGCGCCGCTGCTTTTAATCTGAGTCAGCGCCGACAGGACGGCGCCACTGGCGAGCGTCAGTGGCTGCGGTCGCGGCCTGTAGTAGAGCGTCTGTGAAATCGTGTACCAGGGGACGTCGAGTCCGGTGATGAGGTTCGGCGAGTCCTGCCCCATGTACTCCGACGAGCTATCGCCCGCCGCGACGTCGCGCCACACATAGCCGGCACGGCCGGCCGACGTCATGCCGCCCTGCTGCGCGTAGAACTCAAGGTGTCCGTCTGCGCTTTGGTCGCCGGCAGCCTGCAACACGAGCCCGGCGTCGTTTGATGGGCTGGGCACTCCGGCGCGCGGGTTTGCTTGCGTGTACGCACTATCGGTCGCGCCTGCGCCCTTGTCGGCGAGCTTGTCGACGCTGAACTCAGCGACGGGCAGCACGAACCCCTGGTAACGGTCGATGTGTTTCTCAGCCATGAGGTGCGTACCCTCCGACAGCCGGCGCAAGACCGACCAGCCGCTGCGACAGCCTCGAGCCGGGGTCGTCCATTGCCTTCGACGTCAACGCGCCGGCAACCTTGTGGTCGACGACGAACACGCCGACCGACGACGCGGGCCGAGCCTGCCCTGCGTTTAGGTCGCCGAGGATATCCGACCCGACCGCCGCGACTGCCTGCCGATTAAGTACAAACTCGCCGGGCGACAGGCTGGCAGGCACCTCGGACGCGGGAGACGCGCCGCGCACCTCGCCGCCGCTGTGAAACTGCTGCGAAGCCTGCGCAAAGCCTGCCGCCGCTGCTGCCTTGCTCTGAATGCCGACCGCTGCCGCTGCCGCTGCTGCCAAGGCAAAGCCTTGCGGCGTGCCGCCGTAGGTCGCCAAGGTCGTGCCGAAGGCTCCGGCCGCTTGTAGCTCGCCGCGCAGGATGGCTAGCCCTAGCTCAATCTCAGCCCGGCGCCGCGCTTCCTTGACGTTTGCCAGGGCGACGGACTGCAAACCGTCGACAATGGATTCGGAAACAGACAGCGCCGTGCTGATGGCCGTCGAGGCGAGACTCGACGTAATGCTTTGCTCAGCGTCGGCCACCTCGATGCGCTTGCTAAGGGTGCGCTCGTACTCGTCGCGCTTGACCTGCTCGGCGACCTTGACAGCCTCGGTGCCTTCTTTTACGGCGTCAGTGTTGCGCTTTTCCGCCTGAATTTGATTGCTGCGCACCTGGAGCGCGGCCGTGCTCTGCCTGATGTCTGCCGTAACCGTATCGACCCATTGCCCGGCAACCTGTCGCGCCGTGTCGAGCGTGCCCGTGTACTCGGCCGTTGCCTGGTCGAGCTTGGCCTGCATGGTCTGCAACTCGCCGACAGCCTGCTCGGCCTCGGCAAACTGCCCGGTTACTGCAAGCCCGGCAATCTTGAGCCGCTGGAACGCGACGCCCGCCGTGTCGGCGACGAGCTCGAATCGTGCGGAAACCTCGGCGACACTGACGCCAATAGCCGCCAGCGCAGGGATGACGATGTCGACGGCGACGGACCGAACGCGCTGCTGAAACTCCTCAAGCGCGCCCGTGTTGCGGAACTCCTCGAGCATATCGGCGGTCGCGCCTGCGACTGCTTCAACACTTGCCGCCAGCGGCACAATGACGGTATCGCGCACGGCCCGGAACTCGTCGCCAAACGACCGGACACCATCCGACTCGCCCACAAGCTCGGCAACCGCGTCGCGCGTCAGCTCAAACGCCTTCTTGGCGGTCTCCATCGTGAGCGCGATACCGACAGCCGCGGCGCCTGCCTTGAGCAGCGCCTTTTGCAAGCCACCGGTGTCCTCGGCGGCGTCGGCGCTTGCCTTGCCCTGCTTCTTGATGGCGTCGGCGGTCTTCTTTGACTGCGCCGCTGCCCGCTTGCTTGCCGACTCTGCCTTGCGGATTTCGCGCGACAACTGCGAGGTCAGCGCGCGCGCTTCCTTCGCTCCGATGTCGGGAATCTTTGCAAGCTCGGCCCGGAATGCGGCGA